CCCTCCCACTACTTCGCAAATATGCGAACTACTGATGAATAATCACATTCCAATGCTTTATTGGCAAAATCACGGATCATATCAATGTCTGCGTGTTCAGCGACTTCATTATTGGCTATCGTGCGAAGTGCCGCCGCGTAACGGAGTTTTGCATCTATTTCTATCCGGCCAATCTGATTGACCAGATCAAGGTCTTCCCGCAACCGTTCAATCTCGTCGGCGGCTCTCTCCCCAATGCTAGACACTTCTTTGGGGGTATGCATGGAATTTAATTCCCGCAAGTCATCAACGATGTCCATTATTCCTCCTCCCATTCAATAACTTGCCATTCTTCCAGCGGCCCAGGTTCCCCGTTTCCAAACAACCAAGATGGCTTTCCCTCATTCCAATTCTCATAAACCAGTCGACCTCTTTTGCAGATCAATGAGCAATTGCTGTCCATGTAATTCACAGTGACAAAATTTATTTCCTCAAACTTGGCGGTTAAAAACTTTGACACATTCTCAACGTCAAACCACCGACGGGTGTCGTGGACAACCATCATCCCGCCTGCCCTTATCATCGGCCATGCTTCTTCCATGAACCTAAAACGATTTGGCCAATCACCGTCCACAAAAACAAAATCATAAGTGTCCAACGGGATCTTGTCGTAAAGATAAATTTCCGCCTGGTCAGCAACGCCAAGCGTGTCAAGATTTTGACGGGTTCGATCAATCCATTCTTGGCTATTGTCCAAAGACACAAGCCTCTTTGGTTTCTTTTGCGCAAAGATTTGCGTACTGCCACCAACACCAAATTCCAAAATGCGGGAATTTGTGGACGTAAATCCCCACAGAACCTGAGCATCAGCATTGCTAAGATCGCCAATAAACCTGATCATATAACCAACCTGCTAAATAATGTGTCGTTACTCTTGCACCATTCCGGAGAAACAATGCCTGCGAATGTCCGCCAATACGTCTCGTAACCATGGATGGAATATGAGTTGCGGGTCTTTTCTTCCGCTTCCGCAATTACTGCCGGGTCCGTATCAAACAGCCAATTCTTGCTTAAATCCAACGGACAAAAATGTTCCGCCGGGTACATCATGGCCAAATCAGGATGCTCCTGTTGCAACTTAAAAGGAACAACAACACCGCCATACGCCCATATCGGCATACGCAAAGCCATTTCCATGTTTTCAAGCCACAGGCCGGTGAATTCAGAACCCGCTTCCGAAATCATCAAAGCATTACAGGCGGAATCTCCCGAAGGTTCAAAACTCATCGCAAAGTTTTCGCCCAAGAATTCATCCAATGGCTTCAACAACAGCATATCCGTGTCCATATAAATCCCGCCCTCACGGTGCAGGATCTCAAGACGGGCCACATCAGACCGCAGTTGCGGGTACATCATTATGGTTGAACGCCATAATTCATCCATGTCGATCAAATGAATTTCAACCAGCGGCTTGATCAAATCCCAATACGGAGAGGGGACAGGCTCTTTGTTGACCCAGAACTTGATCCTCTCCGGATTGTGAATTTCCTTGGCCCGTTTCACCGCCATGTAATTCATAAATGACAATGGGCGGGTATTCGGCCAAACCGGATAAATGAAATGTATGATATTTGGTACGCTCATCTGAACCTGCAACTTACTGGGTGGGTTTGAAATTTGTCGCTGATGCTGATCATCATTGACCCGCTACTGTCCGGCTTCAAATTCAATATGAATCCGCCGTCTCTGAAGGTCGCCGTGACAATCAAAAGCTTGCCCATCATCATGGATGACCCGTCAAAATAATTGCCACCGTTAATTTGAATGAGGACATCGTTTGTTGTGGCGCTTTTGCTCACAATATCAATGTATTCGTTTGTGTCCGTGGTTTTGCAAAGTACGGATGATTGATCTGCTAACGCCGCAGTCGATGCGATGCAGGCCGCAGACACCAATAAAGTCTTTATTTTATTCATTCCCCGCCTCCTTCCATGGCGATAATCTGTCTTGGGTGACCGCATAGGTCGAGCCATGCCCAAGATTGGTTAAATTCTCTTCCTTGTAGAACCGCTTGGCGGAAATGTAGCCGGGAAAAACAAATTCGCTCCCGCCATCCCGCGCAATCGCCAAAACAAACACATCAATGTCCGTATTGCCCTTAACCGTGGCAATCAGCTTGCCGTCCAAGTAGGCGGTTGTTTTGACATCAATCCTTTGACCGCGCAGAACACAGTCTGCGCCGCCCGCCCTCGCATAGGTTGTAGGGTCAAAGAAGATGTTGAAATGCTTGCAAAAAGCATACTCACCCATCACCCCCAACTCGTCTATCTCAAGTGGATTTTGTTTCCCCATCTGGACATCAACAATCCCCGTCCCGCGTGACGAAATGGAACGAAGATTACCCAGTATCCGACAGGTCGCCATTTCCTTTGGCGACAATCTGACACTGAATGTCATTTTGAGGTCTTTCCAGGTTTTTGTGGCGTAAATTCTTCGCACACTTCCGTCTTGCCGACGTTTGCGACACGCCGCAAATTGGTCGTTACGTCGCCGGTTCCTGTATTGAAATAATCAAACAACTCGTCATTACATGGATTCATGCAAACGCCATGCATTGGCGTTGTCTGGCGATACCACTTGCAAATACCACAGGCTTTATTGCTCATTGCTATTTTCCTCTTCCCCAAATCATCTCTATCACCCCTCTTGCAGGTCTGTCAACTTTTAGGTTATAGATAAATCAAGGAGATGAAAATGCCAAAGACAAAAGCAACTTTTGACAACCGGCTTTCAGATGAAAAGAAGACCCGGAAACATCGCATTGAAATTACACCACAAATTCGCAGAGCCATATTTGGATTGGCCAAAATGGGACATACGCTGGATAAAATCGCAGATACGGTGGGTGTCAGCAGGACGTTCTTAAAAACGCACTTCCAGCATGAAATTAAAAATGGCCGCGAATTGGCTAACGCCTTGGTTACAGAGAATATTTACCAGCAGGCCATGAAAGATTCGCCAGCAGCTATGCCCGCCGCCATGTTTATCGCTAAAACCCGCATGGGATGGGGGGCGGATGAAGAAAAGAAAAACCAGAACACAGTCATTTTTGACTTTGGAAATCTTTCTCCGGAAGAACGCTCTCTTCTCCGCGAACAGCTGATTATGAAAATCACTTCAAAAAACAAACCAAATGACGATATAATCGAAGGCGAAATTCTTGATGATGATCAAGAAGATAATCACGATTATGTATTCGCGGATAGCGATGGAGAGGATGATGCGTAACGAAGGATTTACAGCCGCCTATCTGTCACACGCCATAGAACAATACCCGGAAGAGGCGTTAAAACACCTTGAGCGGCTGGAATACGAAGACAACATGGTCGATTTTGTTGAAGGCGCATGGAAATATATCGACCCTAATCCTTACCAATACGGATGGCATCTCGAAGCAATTGCTGAACATTTACAAGCAGTTGCAAGGGGGGAGATTCGCAGGCTCGTTATTAACGTGCCGCCGCGCACATCAAAATCGTCTATGGTTTCTGTTTGTTTCCCGGCTTGGGTCTGGTCGCAATCTGATATTGGCCCGTTATCCGGCCCTCATGTCCAGTTTCTTTTTGCTTCATATGCCCAGACATTGTCGATTCGCGACTCTGTCAAAACCCGTCGTCTTATTGAATCGCCGTGGTATCAGAAATATTGGGGCAGCAAATACAAAATTACATCCGACCAGAACACCAAGGTCCGCTTTGATAATAACAAAGGCGGCTATCGCCTTGCGACATCTGTTGACGGCGCACTGACCGGTGAAGGCGGATCTATCATTGTCATCGACGATCCGCACAACGCCAATGAGGTTGAATCGGATCTTGTCCGCCAAGGAACTTTGGAGTGGTGGGACCAATCCATGTCCACTCGTCTTAACGATCCGAAGACCGGCGCGTACATCGTAATTATGCAGAGATTGCATGAAGAAGACCTGACAGGCCACGTTTTAGCCAAAGATATTGGGAATTGGACACATTTGTGCCTCCCGATGCGCATGGAAACTGACCGGCGCTGTATCACGCCATGGTTTGTTGATGAACGTGAAGAAGGTGAACTTCTTGTTCCGGAGCGGTTTGGCGAAGAGCAGGTCAGCGAATTGGAAGCCAGCCTTGGGCCGTTTGCGGCGGCTGGCCAGCTTCAACAACGTCCCCGTCCAAAAGGCGGCGGTATTATAAAACGGGATTGGTGGGTGCTTTGGGACGAGCAAGTTTCCGGCGCTGAAGGCATTGCAAAGAATGTGTTCCCGCCATTTGAATATGTAATCGGGTCCCTCGACACAGCTTATACGACAAAACAGGAAAACGATTATTCCGCCATGACGATATGGGGGGTGTGGACAGACCGCCAGGAAAACCGGCGGATTATGCTTATATACGCATGGCAAGATCGCCTTGAATTTCCGCAATTAGTCAAAAAAGTCCTGGAATCATCCAACAAATTTAAAATTGACAAGCTTTTAATCGAATCCAAAGCTGCCGGTATTTCTGTAGCGCAAGAATTAAGAAGCCATTTTGCCCGTGAGGATTGGGGTATTCAGCTTGTAGACCCGGGTCGTGGTGACAAGGTGGCTCGCGCTTACGCAATCCAGCATTTGTTTTCAGAAGGAATGATTTACGCCCCCGATATGGAATGGGCGGAAAAAGTAATCACTCAAGCTGAATCTTTTCCTAAAGCTGCTCACGATGACTTGGTTGACAGCATGACCCAAGCTTTGATTCATTTGCGTCTTTTGGGCTTTGCACAAAAACCCGTTGAAATAGTAGCGGAAAAAACAGAAAGTATGATATACAAACCCCATAGGCCCACCCAACTTTACCCGGTGTAATCCATGCCGCTTGCTCCGATGAACCTTCGCCAAGTCCCTGTTCTTGGCAACACGACCCCGGAATACGAAGCTATCGACATGGATATGTTGGTTCATGGCGATGCGGAAACAGAAGTAGATCCGACATCTCCATACATCAAAGTTGAAATGCCTGATGGCTCTGTAACAATCAGTCTTGGGCCACCGAAAGCAAAAGAAGAAGGCGAAGATGACGATTTCCATCGCAATTTGGCCATGGAAATTGACCCGTCGTCTCTTGGTTCAATCGGCAGCGAATTAACGCGCCTGATCCAGCAAGATGATGAATCCCGTCAAGAACTTCTCCAGCAATACACTTCCGGTCTTGAACTTCTTGGCACAAAAATCGAGCAGCCAAGGAACAATGCAGCAGACGGCTCAACGGCGGTCGAAGGCCAGGCCACAGTCCGTCACCCACTTCTTCTTGAATCAATTGTCCGGTTTCAGTCTAACGCTCAAGGCGAACTTTTACCGGCAAATGGCCCCGTTAAAGTCCGCAACGATGGTTTGAACAGTCAAAATATTGACGTTCAAGCGCAGGCTTTTGAAGCTGATTTCAATCATTATCTCACAGTAACCGCCGCAGAATACTACCCCGATACGGAAAGAATGTTCTTTTCTCTTGGATTTGGCGGCACTGCTTTCAAAAAGGTTTATTACTGCCCAATCCGCCGCAGGCCGGTGTCGGAATTTGTCAGCATCCCGGAAATTATCATTTCCAACGCTGAAACAAACGCTCAAACAGCGCAACGCATTACCCATGTGATCAAGATGCCGCCTTCAACGGTCAAGCGTCTGCAATTGGTCGGGATGTATCGCAATATTCAATTGAATACGCCAACACCACCAAAAGAGAACATGGTGGAAGAAAAAATTAAACAATTACAAGGCGTTATCCCAAATAACATTTCGACAACGGAAAACCAAATCCGTGAAATTTATGAATGCTATTGTGAATTGGATATACCTGGATACGAGCATCGCGATGAAAATGGAGAGGCGACAGGGTTGGCACTCCCGTATCGCGTAACTATCGACAAAACATCGTCTGAAATTTTGGAAATTAGGCGTTGGTGGAAGCAGGATGACCCGCTTTGCATCCGCCGTCAGGTTTTTGTCGATTACATTTTTGTTCCCGGTTTTGGTTTTTACGGCCTTGGCCTGCTCCATCTTGTGGGGAACACGACCATGGCCCTGACCGCTGGTTGGCGGTTGTGTATCGACAACGGGATGTTCGCAAACTTCCCCGGATTTTTGTATGCAAAGCAAGCCGGTCGCCAGAACACAAACGAATTTCGTGTGCCTCCTGGCGGCGGTATGCCAATCGAAACAGGCGGCCAGCCAATTCAGAACATGATTATGAATTTGCCGTACCGCAGTGTGGACGGACAATTCCTCAATTTGCTTGGTTTGATTGAGCAATCAGGCCAAAGATTGGCTTCTACAGCCGATATGAACGTCGGTGACGGAAATCAGGAATCCCCTGTCGGCACCACAATCGCAATGATTGAGCAGGCTCAAAAGGTCATTTCGGCGGTGCATAAACGTATGCATGCCGCCCAGGCCCGTGAGTTTCAGTTGTTAAAGGAATTGTTTAAAGATTGCCCTGAATCTTTTTGGGAAAATAATCAGTACCCGGCTTATCAATGGACGGAAGAAACGCTGATTACTGCAATCAATAACGTAAATCTTGTTCCGGTTGCGGACCCGAATACTCCTTCACAGTCGGCCCGTATCCAAAAAGCGATGGCCATCAAGCAAATGCAGCAACAAAACCCGGCGCTTTACGATCCCCGTAAAGTTGATGAGCGGATTTTGACCATGCTTGGCATTGAGGATGCGGCTTCGCTGTTTGTGCCTCCGCAACCTCCTGGGCCTCCGCCGCCTGATCCGATGTTGATCATGGCGCAGGCAAAAATGGCTGATTCTGAAGCCAAAAAGGTTGACTCTGAGACCAAAATAGCGGAAGTTAAGGTGAAGGAAATGGATGCTGCGGCTGATGCTCAGAACCGTGCAGCGGACAGGGAAAGCAAGGAACGGATTGCGATGTTCCAACTTGCCCGGGAAATTGCTGTTCATCCGGAGAGTGCTTCTCTGGCAGAGCAGTTTATTCAACCTGAAATGGTAGGTTTGAAAAACAACCCCAATGTCTGAGGACGAACATGAGCAATTACAAGGCAGAGGCCAAAAAATCGCGGGCTGATAGGCTGAAAATTTACGGTGGCAAAGCCCATCCTCGCGGCGATATTTTTGATGACGCAAGCCCCTATGATGGGGTTGAGCAGCTTTCAACGCAACCGCCAGCTGGGAAAATGCCGGTTGGCAAACAACGCTTCCGTCGTGGCGGCAAAGTTGCTCACATGGAAGGTTTGAAAGCCAAGCATCATCTTGGCAAATCCCCGCGCCGCAAGCGCGAAGATGGCGGTGGATTGCAAGAAAAAGATAAATTTACAATTGGTGATTTGACAGCGGCTCCCAAAAGCCCGTTTGCAAGCACGTTCAAAAAGCCGCCAGCACAGTCGGAAGAACAACGTCGCGCAAATATTGCAAAGCAATATGAAGAAGCCAACCCGAATGAAAGAAAAGATTTGGGTTCTCCTGGTGTGGGTTACAAAAAAGGTGGCCGTGCGCACAAGCTTTCTGGTGGCGCTTTGCGTAATTACATTGAAAAAGCTGGCGACGATTACGATACGCAGAAGAAATTTTCTAAACGTGCGCGTGTCGCAAACATGATGTCGGAAGCTTTTGAACGTCCGTCAAAACCTTATAGTTCGCAATCAATTAGAGATGCGGAAAGCCGTGTTGGCCGCCGGTCAAAAGGCATTCGCATGGCCACAGATAAACTTGCTGGCCGCGCTATGATTCCTGCGGAAGACGAAGATGATGAAACGATGTACGCCCGTGGCGGCGTTGCAGCGATGAACCCGTCTGCTCGCAAAAGCCAAGCTGCGGCTATTGCTTACAAGAAAAAAGGTCAGCCAGGAATGGGGTCAAAAGGCGGCGTTCCTGGCCTTATTGGCGCTGCTTCAGTTAAGCAAAACCCAATTCCGCAAATTGGCCGCAAAAAAGGCGGCAAAGTAAGCCATATGGAATGGGAACATTCCAAAAAGGATCTTGCTGAAGATCGCAAGCTTGCCAAAAAACATGGCATGTCCCTTGAAAAGTGGGAAAAATCAGAATTGGATGCGAAGCATGACCGTCAACAGTCTACAAAAGGGCTGAAGCATGGCGGTCGCGCAGATGAAAAATGCTCCGGTGGTCGCGCAAAACGCAATACCGGTGGCCGTGTGAAAAAGTATTACGGCGGTGCTTTAACATCCAACGCTATGCCCCAACAATCAGGCGCTGGTTTTGGCACAACAATGCCTGGTTATAGCGGTCAGCCTGTAACTGGCGGCGGGTTTGGAATGGCTCCTGCACAATCCGGAATGCAAGTTAGTTCTGTGCCGACGACAGGCAGTGTAACTTCTATGTTGGGTTCACAGCCTGGATTTGGCCCGATGTACCCTCAAGTCCCCAACATTGTCGGCATTGGAAAAGGAACCCCTCCAAATGGCGGGTTTGGCCCAATGAACCCAACAGATCCAAGGCTCCCACCTGAAAGGTTCCCAATTGATCCTGTTCTTGAAAGAGGCAGTTTCGGTCGCGCCGGTCGTGGCGGTCGCGGTGGCCGTGGTGGCGTAGGGACCCCAATGGGTGGCGGCAATCCAAATGTATTTAACCCCCCGGCCCTTGGCCAGTTTGGGGCAACTGGCGGACCAGATCCGTTTATGCCTAACGGTGGCGCACCAATGTATAACACTGGTGGCCGTATCCAACGGGCTAGAGGCGGTCGGGCTAAAGGCAAGACAACCGTTAATATTATGATTTCCCCGCAACAAGGTGGGCAGCAGCAACCTCCGTTAGGTGCTGGTGTTGGTATGGGCATGCCGCCCATGGTACCTCCGATGCCCCCTGCTCCTCCGGCACCTCCTCCTGGAATGCCGCCGATGATGGGTCCTGCTGGAGCAGGCCCTGGTCTTGGCGCAATGGGTGCGATGATGCCTGGTGGCCCGGGAATGTCCGCTCCTGTTCCCCCGATGCGTAAATCCGGCGGTCGGGTTAAGAACTGGATGCCCAAATATCAGGAAGAGGACTACGGTTCTGGTTCCGGTTTGGGCCGTCTGGAAAAGACGAAATGGCCCACTGCGGATGGCACTGAATAAGGAGGCCACTTGGCATCTTTAGACCTTCTCCTCTTCCGCAAGTTAGAGGAGAAAATAAACGAAGAAAGGCGGGGTCTGGCGGATAATATCCTTCAAGGCTCCGCTCAAAACTACGAGGAATACAAAAACCGTGTCGGATACCTGAAAGGGCTGTCCGATGCTCTTATCTGGGCGACAGAGATCAACGATGAGTTGATCGGCATTGATAGAAAAGCGAGATGAGATGAAAACATCGACGATGAAAATGTTTCATGCGGCAGATCCGCGTGAAGAACTGAAACGCGCCGTTGGCGATTTGTCCGACATCAATATTTTTAACAACTATTTGTTGTGCGCGGTTTACCGGCGGCCTGAAAAGTTGGCCTCTGGTCTCCACCTTCCTGACACAGTCCGTAAAGAAGACGATTATCAGGGCAAAGTTGTGCTGGTTTTGAAGAAAGGCCCGCTTGCTTTTGTCGATGATGACAGTACGCGCTTTGCCGGACAGGATGTTAACGTTGGCGATTGGGTTGTTGTGCGGTCTTCAGACGGCTGGAAACTCAATATTAACGGTCAATTGTGTCACATGATTCAAGATATTCAGGTCCGGATGACAATTCCGGAGCCGGATATTGCTTTCTAAGGGGGAAACTATGTCAGATACATACGAAGCCGCAGAAATTAGTGTCAAAATACCGGCACCGCCAATTCAGCAAGAGTTGGATCTTGGTGCAGACACGGTAAAAGTTGAATCAGCGCAGCCAATTGAGAAGGCACCGGAAAAAGAACCGGATGAAGGCGTTGAACTTTTACGCAGACAGCTTGAAGAAAAGAAGCGGGAAGCAGAAGAAGCCCGCAGATTGAAGACGGAAGCCGAAAAATTGGCCCGGCTTCGCGAAACTGAAGCCAAAACCTATCAGGTTCAGGCTCAAGACAATCAAGTTACGGCATTTACCAACGCAATCGCCAGCTATGAACGCGATGCGGAGATGCTGGAACGCGATTATGCCAACAAATTGGCGGAAGGTGATTACACTCAAGCCGCCAGAATACAGCGTAGCATGGCCCAAATTGAATCTCGCTTGATTCAATTGGCTCAAGGCAAAGAAGCTTTGGAAGAAAAGTTGAAATACGAGCGTGATGCGCTTGAACATCAACGCCGCCAGCCTCTTCCTCAATACGAACCGCAACCAGTTGACCCTATTGAGGCTCAAATTGCTCAGGTTCAAAGCCCAACATCGCAAGCTTGGCTTCGTTCTCACCGTGATGTGCTTGCAGATCCGGTTAAAACTAAGCTTATGACCGCTGCTCATTGGGAAAGTCAGGCAAAAAACATCCAGCCAGACACGCCAGAATACTTTTCATTCATTGAATCAAAGGTTTACGGCGGTGAAACAGAGGATGTCGCGCCTCAAACACGCCCTGTTCGCCAATCCATGGCGGCTGCACCCGTGTCTCGTACTGCTTCCGGCCAAGTTTTGCGTCAGGGGCAGACTGTAACCATGCGTATTTCAGCCGCAGAACGTGAAATGGCTGCTGCAAACGACATGACAGACGAAGAATGGATGCAAGCCAAGCTGGAAATGATCCAAAGAGGTAAATTAAATGCTTGAAGGCACCAAAAAGGGGCCTGGGCGGCCTCGTAAAGATCAAATTATCGAACAAAATGAGGGACTTATGTCAAATAACGACGAACCAAATGAAAAAATGGCCCCTGTATCACGCGGTTTGCGTGAAGCGGCCCTTCGTGCTGAAGAAATTCGCGCCAAATTGCGCGATGATCAGTTTGATTCGCAGATGTATGACGAATTCCACATTGATCCTCGCATGGTCCCGGAAGGTTGGGACTATAATTGGAAGCGTGAATTTGTTGCAGGCCAGGCAGAAGACGATCATTTGACAGAAATGCGTCTTGCAGGCTGGGAACCTGTCGATGCAAAGCGTCATCCGTCAATGATGCCGCCAGGATATGCTGGTCCTATCCGCAAAAAAGGCATGATTCTGATGGAACGTCCTTTGGAAATCACCAATATGGCCAAAGAACGTGAATTGGCTACCGCCCGTGAGGTTGTCGCGTCGAAAGAACGTGCGCTTGGTATGTCACCAGGCGGCACATTTGAGCGTGACCGGAATAAAACCGGGGTACGGAAAAGCTACCAGCCCCTTAATATCCCGCAATCCTAAGTCAAAAGCCCCTTCGGGGGCTTTTTTCTTATTGCAAACTCAAAAACCCGATAGTATACAAGTCTTTGTACTCCGCTACGCGCCGTAGTGGGCTTCCTCATTGGGCTAATACAAACACGCTGTTTGTGCAGGCTTAAGTGAAAAGGAGCATCCTATGGCGAATACTTACGCGCCTTTTGGATTCCAACTCGCCGGGTTTCTTGACGGCAGAACTGGCAATCTTGGCCAGTCGCAGTGGCAGATTGCCTCCGGCAACACATACAATATTTATTCTGGTGACCCTGTAACTCTGACAAACGGCTACGTTGTCGCAGCCGGTACGTCTGATGTGATTTTGGGCGTGTTTATTGGCTGCGAATACTATTCGTCGGCTGTTAACCGCAAAGTCTGGTCTCCCTTCTATCCTGCTGGCACCAACGTTCCGACCGGAACGACAATTGATGCCTGGGTTATCACTGACCCGCAGGCAACGTTCCGCGTTCAAACCAACGCTACGTCGGCTCTTGCGCAGTCTGTTCTCAACAACAGCTACACGTTTGGTGGCAACGGCACGACAGGTGCTGCACCGACATCTCAAGCACTCAGCGGCCAGTCCGTTGCGTATCTTGACACTGTTGCTGGCGCTGGTTCGACCAAGCAATTCCGCGTTATTTCGTTTGTGACTGCCCCTCCGGGTGCAAACGGAACGGACACGACTTCAGCGTATCAAACTGTGATTGTCGGTTACAATAACCAGACATATCGCGTGAACGCATAAAGGGAGTAAGGACACATGGCTATTAATCTTTCACAAATCCGTGACCTTCTCCTCCCCGGCTTGCGTGGCGTTGAAGGCAAGTACACGATGATCCCAAGCCAGTACGACAAGGTGTTTGAAATCACCAAGTCAAACATGGCTTTGGAACGCACAGTTGATATGCGTTACCTTGGTCTCGCTCAGTTGAAGACGGAAGGTGGCAACACCACGTTTGATAACGCAGCTGGCGAGCGTTATGTTTACAATCAGGAACATAATGAAATTGCCCTTGGTTACGCGATCACCCGTAAGGCAATTGATGACAACCTCTACAAGGCTCAGTTTAAGCCGACCAACCTTGGCCTCATTGAATCTTTCCATCAGACGAAAGAAATCTATGCAGCCAACGTGTTGAACACTGCTCAGACGTATAATGCGGCTGTTGGCGGTGACGGCGTTGCGCTTTGCTCGACTGCTCACCCGATTGATGGTGGCACGATTGCAAATACGCCGACTACGCAGGTTGATCTCAATGAATCAACGCTCCTCAATGCAATGGTTGCGATCCGTCAGAATTTCCGCGATATCGCTGGCAACAAGATTTTTGCCCGTGGCCGGAAGCTGATTGTTCCGCCGTCTCTTGAGCCTGTTGCGATCCGTCTTACAAAGACTCAGTTGCGTCCAGGAACTGCCGACAACGATACGAATGCTATTCTTTTTACGGGTGGCGGTCTGTCGGAAGGCTACATGGTAATGGACTTTTTGACATCCAATTACGCATGGTTCCTGCTCACCAACATTAAAGGTCTGGTGTATATGGAACGTATTCCCTTTGAAATGGACATGCAAGTTGACTTTACGACAGATAACTTGCTTGTTAAGGGCTATGAGCGTTACTCTGTGGGCTATTACAACTGGCGTTCAATCTACGGCTCGTTCCCAACCTCGTAAGGAGATAAGCACATGACTATTTCAGCTTTCTCCGGTCCTCTGATTGCTTACGGCCAAAACACCATTGGTACCGTAACCGATTACAACCCCGATTGTGGCCCGTCCCTCTTCTGGGGCGGTGCGGGCCGCATCGACCCTCGTCCGAATTTCAACTATATCCCTGGTTCAAACTTTGGGGTTCCTACAGTTGGCTTCGGCACATCTGATGCGATGACCATCAACTACGCTCCGTATGCGTTGAACACGGCTGCTATTGCTGCCTTGGCCAACGTTGTGAGCGGCACTGCAATGACACTGGTATCGACTGGATCGACTTCAACTGGTGTTTCTGCTGGTGCAACGTGCATTAACTACAATACAGGCGCGACTGTAACAGGTCTCGTTTTGATTGAAGGTTATGCATCGTTCACAGGCGTGGTCGCCAGCAACATTCTGACTGTTTCATCCCTTACAGGAACTGTAACTGTCGGCATGACATTGTCTGGCACAGGTGTTGCGACGGGTACAAAGGTTGTCAATCAGCTTACCGGTCCTGCTGGTGGCGCTGGCACCTATACAGTCACGGGCAACGCGACAGTATCTTCCACAACGATTACGGGCCAGATGACTGGCGGCTATACTGCTTTGGCACAGCCGTTTGGTCAATCAAACACCGTATACTTGTGGAATCCTCAAGCGATGGTCTCCCGGGCAGTCTGCGTGAAAGGTTCTACTTCTGCGACAGGCGGTGATTTCCTTATCAGCGGTTACGACATCTATGGAGTACCGATGACGGAAACCATCACCCATGCAGGTGGAACAGCAACGACGAATGGTAAGAAAGCATTCAAATATATTGCGTCGGTAACGCCGCAATTTACTGATGCCCACAACTATTCGATTGGCACGACTGACATTTATGGTCTCCCGCTTCGGTCTGATTTCTTTGGTGATGTAGCAATCAACTACAACGCCACGGCAGTCACCGCCAACACGGGATATGTCGCTGCTGACACGACCAGCCCTGCAACAGCTACAACGGGTGACGTACGCGGCACCTATGCTTTGCAATCGGCGGCTGATGGCTCAAAACGCCTTATCATCCGTCAATTTGTTCTCGCCGCCAATGCAGGTTCGATCAACGGCCTGTTTGGTGTCACCCAAGCGTAAGGAGACCCAGTATGAAGGGTAAATCACACCACGCGCATCACGCTCACGGCGGACATGCGCATCACATGGTAAAAAAGCACTCCATGCATGCGATGAAGCACCGCTCGCACCACGCGAAAGGCGGTAAAGTTCATCACGATGAACATGGCGTTGCCGAGTGGGAATCGGACAAGACTCCTTCTGAAGTCTATGCCGGTGCTGGTTCAAACGTTGTCAAAGAAGCTTCTCACAAGAAGCGCGGCGGCAAGGTTCACCACGGCAAGCATGTTGATATGCATGGCCACTCAGCGCACCACCGCCTTGACCGTCCGAAGCGTAAAAGCGGCGGCGGCGTAGGTTCGGAAATGCGTCCGTTCTCTGCGGCTCACAGCGTCAAGTCACCGGCTGGACGCGATGTGGACCCGGGGGAGTCGTAAGCCGTTCCCACAAGTCCCACGGGGGCGGCGAAAAGTGGATTCAAGGTGCCATCAAGCATCCTGGAGCATTGCATAAAGCATTGCATGTTCCGGAAGGGGAGAAGATCCCCGCCAAAAAGCTTGCAAAGGCAGCGCATAGCGAGAACCCCAAGCTTGCTCGTCGTGCGCGACTCGCTCAGACCTTGAAAAAACTGCACCATTAAGAAGGGGGGAGAAATCCCCCCTTTTCTTCTAATTGGAGGGCGTAATGACGGCTGCATGGACGCGTAAAGAAGGCAAGTCTGAATCTGGCGGGTTAAACGCCAAAGGACGCGCTTCTTATCATTCTGAAACAGGCGGCACGTTAAAAGCGCCGACAAAAGACACGCATAATTCCCGCCACAAATCATTTTGTGCAAGAATGGAAGGTATGCGGTCAAAACTCACTAATCACAAGAACGCGCATGACCCGGAAAGCCGGATCAATAAGGCGCTTCGTAAATGGGGATGCTGATGGTTGAGAAGCCGTTTTGGGAACACCCGGTGGAGAAAAAAGCCCACCAAAAACATTTAAGCGAAAAGCAGATTAAGTCTGCAAAAGCTAAAGCCCGTGCGCATGGGCGGCCATATCCGAATTTGGTCGATAATGTCGCCGCAATGAGGAAGAAAAAGGGATGACAACGAGCGGCACCTATAATTTTAACCCAAGTTTGGGTGAAGTTGTTCTCAACGCTTTTGCGCGTTGCGGGGTGCGCCGTACTGCCCTTTTGCAGGAACATATGGAAGATGCCCGGTTTGAGGCCAATCTGATGTTTTCAGATTGGGCAAATAAGGGCGTAAATCTTTGGAAGGTTGACCGGCAAAGCATTCCTTTGGTTCAAGGTGTAACAACCTATTATGCTGCTACGCCTTCAGTAAATTGGGCGGCAGATTCTCAACGCACAGTTATGGTTCTTGATGCCGTCATTACAACCGGCACCGGGCAATCACAATTTGACCGCGTAATCATGCCAATTTCGCGTACTGAATACAGCCAAACGCCAAACAAAAATCTTCAAGCGCCGCCTACAGTGTTTTGGTTTGACCGTTTGATTCAGCCTACGCTGACGGTTTGGCCTGTTCCTGATCAATCAGATTACTATACTCTCAATTTTTATAGGGTCATTCAGATCCAGGATGCGGAGTTATCAAATGGACAAACTTTGGACATTCCTTATCGCTGGCTGGACGCTCTTTGTGCGGGCCTTGCGGCGCGTTTGGGAGCAATATATTCGCCTGATAGGACTCCTGTTTTAGAAGCTAAGGCGGAGCAAGCTTACATCACAGCATCAACTCAAGACACCGAAAACGTACCTCTTTACGTCATGCCCGGCTTGTCCGGTTATTATAGGACTTAAAGATGGCATATAGACCGCATGGCCGCGCAACAGTAAATGGCAACGCACCAAGTGCATTTGCGCGGTGCGACCGTTGCGGTTTTATCTATAATCATAAAAGCTTGCAGTTTCAGTTTGATTATCGCGGCCCTCGACTGACGAATTTGCGCATTCTTGTTTGTCAGCCATGCTACGACAAACCACAGCCGCAATTAAAACCGTTGATGATTACGCAAGATCCGTTGCCGGTCATCAATGCTAGGCCCGAAGACTACGACTATGCAAATAACGATTATCGCACGACTGAGAATGGCGAATACCGCATAACTCAGGGCGGCGATGATTTCATTGGGTCTGTAACAATTTCCGGAAATGTTCTTACGGTTTTATCCGTAACCGCCGGGTCGATCACGCTTGATCAAACAACACCCGTTGTCACGTTGACAGGAAATGGTCTTTTTACGCCAACTTTAGTGACCGGATATCTCACAGGCACTGGCGGAATAGGCACTTATACGATATCAACATCACAGAATATTCCTATTCCAACAACCGTTTATGGATCTTTCGATGGGTCGTTCCGCGTCGTTCAAGAAGCTGGTCCGACTCCAATTCAAATTTTGATAGAGCCTTAAGAAGTAAGGGGTTAAAATCATGCAACCAGTTTTCGCAACAGTAGGCCCGCTTGATGCAGCAAACGATGCAAGTATTGCGGCGGTTCAATCTCCTGGTTCAGGAGCGATTGTTTTGACCGCAAATCCTGTCGTTCTTGACGCTCCTCGACAAGTTGTTTTGACATCTGCTGGCGATGATACTGGCATTACTTTTACAATTGTCGGCACAACCTACGGCGGGGAATCTCAAACAGAAGTTCTCGACGGCGTAAATGGTGGGACTGTTGCGACGATTTTGAATTTTCTGACAGTGTCTTCGATAACCGCCAGCGGCACTGTTGCAGGCGCTTTCAAGGCTGGCACGACATCTGTTGCAGGTTCACGTTGGGTTCGTCTTGATAGCTGGATGTATCCGACAACAGCAATCCAGGCGGATGTTACTGGGTCTGTAAATTATACAATTCAAACAACTCTTGATGACCCGAATAGCCCGACCAACCCGGTCGCTCCTGTTGACGTTGCTTGGTTTAATTCAACAGACGGCAATGTTGTCAACGCGATTGCCAGCAAGCAATCAAGTTTTACGGTTACCCCGACATTCGCCCGTGTTGTATTAAATTCCGGCACCGGCAGCGTCACTACAACGTTTGCTCAATTTGGTAACGTTCCTCAATAAAGTATTGAAATATAAGAAGTTTCAGTATTTTTGGTTTGGTGAGTCATGGCTAATACAACAATCCCAAATCTGCCTCCCGTAATCAACCTGGACAGTAATGCCCTGGTTGAAATCGAACAGGCAGGAACGTCATATAGCGCAACTGTTTCGCAGGTGGCGGCATTGGGATTAGGGCCTACGGGTCCTACGGGGACTGCTGGTCCGACAGGGCCGCAAGGCGTTCAGGGCAATACCGGGCCTACCGGCGCAACCGGTTCAACAGGTCCCACAGGTTCAACCGGCCCAACAGGCCCTACCGGACCTACGGGGCCAACGGGTCCTCAAGGCGATGCATCTACGGTTCCTGGGCCAACAGGCCCAACCGGGCCTCAAGGTAATTCAATTACAGGTCCTACCGGCCCGACCGGCAGTACAGGTTCAACTGGATCTACAGGGCCGACAGGTCCTACCGGACCTATTGGGTTTAGCGGTTCAAATGGTCCAACCGGCCCAACCGGGCCTACAGGTACAGGGCCTACTGGCCCGACAGGTTCTGCTGGGCCGACAGGGACATCCGGATCTCAAGGGCCAACCGGCCCGACAGGTCCTACAGGTGCCGCTTCAACTGTTCCAGGGCCTACGGGTCCTACAGGGCCTACGGGTCCTACAGGTGCTGCCTCAACTGTTCCTGGGCCGACCGGCCCTACAGGCGATGCTGGTTCAACAGGCCCGACAGGCCCTACTGGAGCGGCATCAAATGTGGCTGGCCCAACAGGCCCAACTGGCTCAACCGGCAACACCGGTCCGACAGGGCCGACAGGCCCAACGGGTAGCACAGGCGCATCAGGATCAACGGGGCCTACAGGCCCGACTGGAGCAACCGGAGACACCGGGAATGCAGGACCGACCGGCCCTACTGGGCCTACAGGTTCTACCGGCAATACCGGCCCAACCGGACCGACTGGATTGCAAGGATTCCCTGGCTCAACCGGTCCTACAGGCCCAACAGGCACAGGCCCCACAGGGCCTACTGGTGCGGCTTCAAATGTTGCCGGTCCAACTGGGCCTACAGGTCCTCAAGGTTCTCTTGGTTTTCAAGGTCCGACCGGGCCTACGGGAGACACTGGTTCTCAAGGTCCCACAGGCCCTACAGGTCCTGCCGGGACTACGGGTAATGCTGGCCCAACCGGTCCTACAGGCCCGACAGGGCCTACAGGCGCAGACGGATCTACTGGCCCGACTGGCCCAACTGGTCCTACAGGCACGACCGGTGCAGCAGGTTCTACAGGCCCAACTGGCCCGACAGGACCGGCTGGCACATCTGGCAATGCAGGCCCTACGGGTCCCACAGGCCCTACTGGAACCGCAGGTGGCACAGGCCCAACCGGCCCTACTGGTCCGCAAGGAACATCTGGGTCCGCTGGCCCTACAGGACCAACAGGCCCTACAGGTTCCACAGGCTTTACCGGCCCCACCGGGCCAACCGGTGCAGGTGCGGCATTTGCTAGGACATCAATTACGGCGACGGCTGGTCAGACCACATTCACAGTTTCTTACACAGTCGGCAAAATTTTGGTGTTTTTGAATGGCGTGTTGCTTGCGACATCCGATTACACGGCATCAAACGGCACTTCGGTCGTGTTGGGTGTTGCAGCAAGTTCTGGCGATCTGTTCGATGCTTTGACATATTGATGGGGGATAAGCGGTGTCTATTGCTCGTTACCTCAGTCTGTTTGCAGATTTCCTGAACAGTTCAGGTATCGCTGGTATTGGCGGGGGTGGAACAAACCTTACAACTTATACGACTGGCAACATACCATATGCATCAGCCACTAATACTTTGTCCGCCCTCTCTGTAGGCTCAAGTAATCAAGTTCTTACTGTCGCATCAGGGTTGCCATCTTGGGCAACCGCCCCATCAAATAACGGCTCAACTGTTGTTACATCAGCAGGTTCTGGCACTTGGACAAGACCATCAGCTGGAACATTTGTTCTTGTGCGGCTTTGGGCTGGCGGGGGTTCTGGATACAAAGGAGCAACTACCAGCAATGGCGGCGGCGGTGGAGGAATGTACACCCAAAGAATGTATCTTTTGTCTGATTTTGTTGGAAACCAATCATATACTGTTGGGGCTGGCGGAACGAGTGTTACTTCGGGCAGCGGAAACGTAGGCGGGAATAGCACGTTTAGTTCTGGCACAACTTTGTTGACCGCATACGGCGGCGGCGGCGGGACAAGTGCTAACGGCGGCGATACGGGTGGATTGTTTGCCGCAGGTGGGGCTACTTCAACAGGTGTTGACGCAACGCAACCTTATTTTGGTGGCGGTGGGTCACGAAATGTTGCTTCAGTAGGCGGTAAAGGGTTTATGGGCGGCGGTGGAGGCGGAGGAGCAAACTCTTTGTCGAGCGGAACGGGCGGTTCTTCCGTTGCTGCTGGCGCAGGTGGCAATGGCGCAGGTGGGTCAACAGGCAGTGCATCGCCGGGATCTGCCCCAAGTGGCGGTGGTGGCGGGTGCTATTCTACTAATGCTGCTCACGCAAGCGGAGCGGGTGGTGACGGTCGCATAGAAATTTGGGTGTGGTGAACCATGACAGTCGCACGATACCTTAGTTCATTTGTTAATTTTTTAACCAGTGCGGGAGTTATTAACCCAACAGGTGGTGGCACAGGAAATTCGTCATACACAAAAGGCGATATTCTTTATGCCTCTGGTACAAATACACTTTCAAAATTGGCAATTGGATCAACTGGTCAAGTTCTTTCCGTATCATCAGGATTGCCTGCTTGGACTGCGGCTCCAACCAATGCAACTAGAGTTGTTCTTTCAGGATCGGGAAATTGGGACCCAACAAGTGTAACGGGGACGTTTGTTCTTGTAAGAATGTGGGGCGGAGGAGGAGCGGGAAGAAAAAGCAATTCAGGAACAAACGCTGGCGGCGGCGGCGGCGGCATTTATGTTGAAAGGTATTATTCCCTTTCTGCATTCGGTTCTACTTTGCAACCATATTCTGTTGCCACTGGAGGCGCGGGCGTTACCACGCAAGCAAACGGCAACCCCGGCGGCAGTAGCACTTTTGGCACAGGCGTAAATGCATTTACGGCTTATGGCGGCAACGGTGGGACTACAGGTGGCGCAGACGCAGGTGGTTTTTTCGCGACTGGTGGCGCAGGTCTTTCAACAGGGACAAGCGCGACAATTCCAAATTTTGGAGGCGCAGGGGGGAACCAAACACTCAACGCAGGGAATGGTTATTATGGC